GGTTTATCAATGTCCATTAACATTTCCACAAAATGTTAAGAAAGAAGATGCTCCACCATTTCCATCGGTTAGTAATTATGATGCAAAGGCGTGGAAATATATGAGAGAACACGCTTCACCAGGAGCATTATTTTGGAATGTAAGCGGATGAAGAAAGTAGTTATAACGAGACTTAGAAGTTCAGAATATTATAAAGGTGAACCATTGAATCATATAGTTGATTCTATGTATCATTTGTTGGATAACTTTATTGAGAAGAATGATATTTGGCCACCAACAATGGATACACATAATTGTTCATTACCATCGAGGGAAAAGAGTAGAAAGACTATAAGAGATTATCAAAGAATTAAAGATGCTGATGTATTAATTATACCAAGTGAAGCAGAATTTGCTTATAATATCTATGGTAGAATTTCTAATTTTCAAATGGGAAGAACTTGGGGATTAGTACAATACTTGAGAGAAGCTCTTTTAGAAAATCCTAAACCAAGAAAAGTTATTTTGTTATCAAGTGATAAAGCAGACACAATAGAATTATATAGAGATAAAGTATTTAAGATGATTCCTAATTTAACATTTTATAGAATAGATGAGAGTGAATTTCCTGGTGGTATTCATCATCTAAAATATTTAAACATTAAGAAATTAAATCTTGATACAACAAAGAAAAAAGATTTTGGATATTGGGGAACATCAAAAAGATTTAAAATTGATATGACTTCAGAGATGAAAGATTATAATATTAAAGATTATTTTAAAGATGGTGAGATAGTACGATATGGTACAGATGGGGCAGAACTAAAAACTAAATTTGTTGAACCAATGTTTATTGGTAAAGAATCAAAAGATGAAAGACATATTATATTGAAACAAATCAATGGTGATGAGAGTATAAGTAATAACTTAATTGGTTATTTTGATGGTTTTAAATACACACATAAATTCGATAAAAATATGACAAACATTTTACCATATATTGCAGAATGTAAATATACATTATGTTTTAATTGGCCTGGACAAGAAGAACATTTAACTTCAAGATATAATGAGGCATTAGCATGTGATACGATTCCATTAGTGTGGGAAGGTTATGATACAAAAAATCAGTTAGTTGCAGATAATTGGCAAAGATGTTTTTCTTTCCAAGATATAAAACATAGACTTAGTACTCCAGAAAATCTTAGAATAAAAAAATTAGAAAAAATAAAAAAGAAGTATGAAGAAGTAACCAAAGATTTAGAATATTATGAGGAATCATTTAATAAAAAATTAAAAGAGGTTTTAAATGATTGAAAAAATTTATATACCAACATATCAACGAAGTGAGAAACAAATAACTTATGATAATCTTCCAGAGAAGTATCAGAAAAAAGTTGTTATGGTAGTACAGAAACAAGAAAAAGATTTATATGATTATGATTGTGATTTTTTATATGTACCAAATGATATTGGAATTGCTAAAACAAGAGAAATTATTTCTCGTGAAGCAGGTAAAACAAGATATTCAGTTTTTGATGATGATGTAACTTTTATACGAAGAAATGAAAAGTATTTTGAAAGAAAAAGAATTGATGTAAATACAGGTTTAGAAAAACCACCAAAAGATGTAGAACCAAAATGGAAATGGATAGAAACAAATGATTCTAATATGGATGGTGCAAATAGACAAATGAATGAACAGGATTTTGATGAAATGTATAAAGTATTTGATGATTGGATGAACAACGGATATTTTCATTGTGGACATCGTAGAAGCCAGTTACCACCATCATGGAGATATAAAGATAATTTATTTTTTAATTCTGCTCATCATATAGATGGAGAAGTTCTATCAGAATTTATTGATAACTTTGAATGGAATTATTGTAAGGTTGGTGAGGACGCACATTTTATGTTATATTATTTGACTAATGGATATAAGAATAGAAGAAGTGATGAATTTGGATTCCAAGCGGAAAATTATCAAGATGGTGGTTGTTCTGTATTTAGAGATGCTAAATATCATGAAACTGAACACGAAAAATTAAGAGAAAGATATCCAGAATATATAAGAACAAGAAAGATTTTTGCTCAAGGTAAGCACGGAAAAAATATTGGTGAGATAAAAGAATATAGTTATAATACTATTAAAGCTTATAAAGACTCACAAAAGAATTAGAATAACTAATAAATGGAGATTAGAAAATGAAACAGTTAACACCTGAACAAATCCAACAAAATTGGGTTAAACTTCGTGAACTATTAAATAATACATTTAGTGGTGAACGATTAGAAAAGTTAAATCAAATGTATGATTACTTTGAAGACAGGATGGTTATGGCACCAGCAAGTGGTAAGGAACATTACCACAATGCATTCGTTGGTGGTTATGTAGACCATGTACTTCATGTAACTGATTTGGCTTTAAAAATAAATAAGTTGTGGAAAGACAATGGAGCATCAATAAATTATACTGATGAAGAACTTATTTTCGCAGCTATACATCATGACTTAGGTAAAGTTGGTGATTTAGAAAATGATTATTATGTACCAAACGAATCAGATTGGCATCGTAAGAATCAAGGATTAATTTTTAAACACAATGAAGACCTTCAGTTCATGACGGTTACAGATAGAGCAATCTTTCTGTTAAATCACTTTGGAGTTAAGTATTCCGAGTGGGAATATATTGGTTTGAGATTAACCGATGGTATGTATGAAGAAGCTAACAAAAATTATTATGTTGGTTATCAACCATCAAGAAGTTTGAAATCAAATATTGCTTATGTTCTTCACCAAGCAGATTCTATGGCAACACATATTGAATATGATGAGTGGAAATATGGAGAACAAAAAAGTAAAGAAGAAGTAAATAAAAAAGTCATCAATATTAAAAAGGCAGTAGAAACTGAAGTTGAAACTAAACTTGGTAGTGGGGATAATGCTAAAGATTTGTTTGATGAGTTGTTTGGAGATAAAAAATGATATTAGAAATACTATTAGGAATTACATCAATTTTAACAGTAGTACTTGGTTGGACAACATACAATCAATTACAAAAGGTAGAGAGGTTGGAAGATTGGGCAGAAGAGTATTCTCAAAAACTAATCGATACTAAAACTACAATGGATTTATTAGATTCAGAAGGTAAGTTTGAATCTGATGATGAGATTGGAACTGTTTTTGATGGAATTAAAAGAGCAATAGATGAACTAAACGAATTAACTGAAAAGGATATTTAACATGCCAAGAAAAGCCAAAAAGGGTTCACCAAGATATTACTTCCATCAGGGAACTGAGGATGCTATCATAAGACATAATAAAGAAACTCGTCCATATATGAGGGAGAGAATTTATAATGAACATATTCGTACACCATTTGAGAAATTGGCAGAGAATATCATTCATACATTTAAGTTTTATTACTTTGATGTACCAAGTGCAGATGTCGTGCATGAGGTGGTTAGCTTCCTTTATATGAACATGCATAAGTTTACTGAGGGTAAGGGTAAGGCCTTTTCATACTTCAGTATTGTTGCTAAGAATTATTTAATTCTACACAATAATAATAACTACAAACGATTGAAACAACACGATGGTGAAGAAGTTACGGATTACAAACGAGATGCAATTTCAGAAGAAAGTGCAAAAGAAAATCGTGAAGTTAAAATTGAGTATTTAACTCAGTTAGCGGATTATTGGAGAAATAATCTTACTACTGTTTTTAAACGGAAGAAAGATTTAGATGTTGCAAATGCAGTTGTTGAGTTGATTGATATGAAAGATAATATTGATAACTTCAATAAGAAGGCTTTGTATATCTTGATTCGTGAGATGACAGGTTCAAACACACAACATATTACACGAGTAATTAATGTGATGAAGAAACATCATCATCAATTACAGAAGTCATATTTGGCTACTGGTTCAATTGAAACAAGATGGACAGGTAGTTGGTTTAATCAACCAAAAAAATAAAAAAAAAGGGAAGAAAAAATCTTCCCTTTTTTGTTTAAGACTATTTACTTCCAAAGACTTTTGAGAAGAAACCTTTTTTCTTCTTTTTAGTACCTTTGGTTATTTTTTTACCTTTCTTCTTTTTCTTTTTCTTAACTTCTTCCATATTGTTCATCTTCATATCAGATGCATTCAATGTAGGTACAGAACCAAAGAAAATTAAAAAAGAAAGTATACCAGTTAAAATAGTTTTCATAATATGCTCCATCGAACTGTTACATATAAATAGAAAAAAATGCATAAAAAAAGGGGGCCATTTTACAATAGACCCCCTTTATTATCTATCCGATATAGTACTACTTACGGAATAAACCCACTAACACTAACAATGCGACGAGTCCAGCGAAACCCGATTCGCCGAAGTTGTTGATTATAGCTGTTAGGTTACCAATAACATTAACACCGAAGATACCAGTTCCAAATATCACTTCGGAAACAGCACCAATGGCAACAAAGGATAATAGTAAATGAGCAATGTCATCGACCCATCCTTTTACGAGTGTTATGATTTCCTTCATGGTTTTTATCTCCCGTTAGTTATCAATTAGTCGGATTTTATACCCGACATTAATAACTATAGTATATATTTCAAAAAATTAATGGGTATATACAAGTGTATATATTTATATATCGGTATTTTTTGAGAATTTGATATTTATTATTGAATCAAATCAATCAAAAATAGGTAATAATATGGCAATCGATTTTGAAGTTTTTGAGGGAAAATCCCTTTCAGATGTATTCAAAGACATCTATGATAATTCAGTAACTAACAAAAAACAATTAGAAGTGTTAATGAAAGAAGTTGTTGGATTCATCAAAGATGGTGATACAGCTGTGCAAATAATTCCAATGCTAAAAGAGTATTTGGAAATAAATGTTAAGAATGATGAACAATTAGTTAAGTTAGCAACAATAGTTCAGAGGTTGGCTACTGCTGCTAAATCAGGTGATTCGGATGAAGAATTCGGTTTATCTGATAAAGAGAAAGAACAATTGATGACAAGTATAGAACATACAGTAAATGAATTACAGGATCATTCAGATAATATAACATCCAAGTTAGATAATTAAATGCCAGTAAAAATGAAAAAGAAGGGTGGGGCACAATCAGGACCACTTCAATCTAATAGAATACAAAATGTAGAATCAACGATGAGACTATTTAAACAATTAGTCCAATCGGAAGAATTTTATGAATTAGAACCAGTAGAAATTTTGGATGTACATTTAGATGAGAGTAAACCATCTTTTCCAAAAACATCTGAAGATAAACCAGATTATGCTTTTATTGGTGGGATTCTTGGTAGGTTTGTTTATTCGGAACAAGGTAAGACAATAGATAAATGTAAAAATTTTAAACCGATGAATCCAAGTATAAACAATTTACCAGCAGTTGGAGAGATTGTGATAGGAGTTCAGTATCTTGGACAATATTATTATACAACACAATTAAATGTATTTGGTAATCCTAATTTTAATTCACAACATGGAATTAGTAGATTAAAAAGAAAGAACACACTTAAATCTTTGTTTGGTTTAGACACACCAAATACAGATGATAAAAGTGCTGAACTTGGATATTATTTAAAGAAGACAAAAGATTCTCGCAAATTATTACCACACGAGGGTGATGTAATATTTGAAGGTAGACATGGAAACACTATAAGAATTGGTAGTGATATAAAGAATGAAAATGAAGATTCACCAAATATTATTTTAAATGTTGGACAAAGTAAAGATGAGTTTCCTGAACCAAAACAACCAGTAGAAGAAAAGATTGATACGGATGGTTCAAGTATTTACTTGACTACAAATCAAAAATTAGAGTTTACTCCAGGAATAGAAAGTAAAGTAGTTACAGCTCCATATGAGGGTAAAAATATTTTATTAAGTTCGGATAGGATTATATTTAATACTAAGAACGGTGGAGATATTGGAATGTTTAGTCATAACAATGTCTCTATAGGAGCAGTTAGTGAAGTTGTGATTGAATCACCAGTAACAAAAATTGGTAGTTCAGGTGCAACTGAACCAATGGTGTTGGGTGATAAATTAGAAGCAGTATTGAATGATATTTTAACATTAATAGAAACTGGATTATTGGCACCTACAGGTCCTGTACAAGTTGTTGCAGGACAACCAATATTACAAAAATTAAAAAGTGCGTTAGGTGTACCATCAATAAAAAGTCCAAAGAATACGGTAGAATAAAATGGCAGAAAAAATAGGTTGGGAATTATTTAGAGTTGAATATAAAGCAGCCTTAGAAAAGGGTGATGATGTAGGAACAGCAATTGCTGATTCATATGATAAAGCAGTTAAAACCGCAGTACCTGGTATACCATACTTTGGTGGAACACAAAAAGGACAAGGAAGTGCAACTGTTCCAGGAATAATAGTTAAATCACCATTAAAAAAATTAATGGCAGGAATGTTAAATTGGTGTTTAAAAAGTCCATTACCATTTCCACCATTTTCAGTAGCATTAGATACGGCATTAAAAATATATTGGACTGGAGCCGTTTCAAGTAATATGTGTGTTGTAGTAGTTCCAGGTGTAACTGGAGCATTTATTGACGCAGAAGGAATTAAAAACAAAAGTGTAGATGATTTTATTGACCAATTGATAAAAGCATTTGATACACATTTAAAACAAGTACAGGGAGTTGGAGTTCCATTGGGAACTGTACCAACTGTATTTACAGGCTATAAAGTACCAAGTGGTGCGTAAAGGAGTTAGACATGACTAAAAAAGAGTTAGTAAAAATAATACGAGAAGTCGTTAAGATTGAAGTTAAAAAACAGGTGAACGAGATATTTATAAACGAGGAGAAATCTACTTCTCTAAAATCACTTACTGAAAAAGAGTTCAAAGAACCGATTAGAAAAAAGTATAAGAAACGAGAGAAGGTTACCTATACATCAAATTCAACTTTGAATGATATATTAAATGAAACGGTTGGTGGAATTGAAGGAAACGGCGAAATGGATGAATACCCAACTATGGGAGGCGGAACATTTGATACTTCAAGAGCATCAGAACTATTAGGATATAGTGATACTAATTTTGGTGGTGATAAACAAACACAAAGAGAAGTTGGAGCAGTACAAACTATGAAAGAAGCTGGAGTTACAGCAAATCAAGTTCCAGACCATGTACAAGATGCTTTAACAAAGGATTATAGTAAGTTAATGAAACACGATAAAATGAAGAGTAATAGATAATGCCAGATAACCCATCAGTAGCAGCATTAAATGATGACGAAGATAGTTTCTTTGGATGTACCTTTCCATTAACATATGGAGTAGGTGGAGAGGGATTTTTTCCCCGCTCAACAACATTAAAAGAACAAGCATCATCTAATATAAAAAATCTTTTATTAACAATGAAAGGTGAGAGAGTATCTCAACCTGAATTTGGTAGTGATTTACCTGCAATTATATTTGAACCAATTGATGGTACAATTGGAGAAAAAATTGATAATGCAATTAGAGAAGCTTTAGCAATATGGTTACCTTATATTACAGCAGAAAATATTTTTACTTTACAGGATGAATCCAATCCTAATCAAGTAACGGTTTCTCTTGAGTTCAGAGTAGATACAGATGACCCTGATGCACTTGAAACAATGACATTTAATTTTAATACAGGAGGATAGAATGGCTGTCGATTATAATACAAATCAAAAAGTAGAGAAAAAGGAAGTCCAATATCTCGGTAGAGAATTTAGTGATATAAGAAGTAACTTAATTGAATTTGCAAAATCTTATTTTCCTAAAGCTTATAATGATTTTAATGAGGCAAGTCCTGGAATGATGTTTATAGAGATGGCAGCATATGTTGGTGATGTATTATCATTTTATGTTGATAATCAATATCGTGAATCATTATTACATGCAGCAGAAGAAAAGAAAAATATTTATAAAATTGCTCAATCATTTGGATATGAACCTAAACTTTCAAGTCCTTCCACAGCAATATGTGATTTTAGTGTAGAAGTTCCTGCATTACAAGTTGGAGAAACTTATCAACCAAATTTAGATTATGCACCAATATTAGCAGGTGATAGTACATTTTCATCTACTAATGGTATAACATTTAGATTGACGGATGATATTAATTTTAAAGTATCAAGTTCATTAGATGATATGGAACAAGAGATTTCACAATATTCAGATGATACACCATCTCATTTTAAATTAACTAAAAAAGGAATTTGTAAATCAGGAACTAAAACATCACAAGAATTTACATTTGGAAACTCTACTAAATTTGATAAAGTGATTTTAAGTAATGATAAAATAATTGATATTATCTCAATAACAGATAGTAAAGAAGATAAGTGGTATGAAGTTCCATTTTTGGCTCAAGATACTGTTTTTGCTTCAATGGAAAATTCTGATTTGAATAGTCCTGATTTATCAACACATAAAAAGGAATCACCATTCTTATTAAAGTTAATTAAAACGGCTAAAAGATTTACAAAGTATGTTCGTAGTGATGGTAAAACAGAAATAAGATTTGGTAGTGGTATTAGTGCAAATGCGGATGAGGAGATAATTCCAAATCCAGATAATGTTGGTTCATCGTTATCGTTGGGTGTTAATAAATTAGATGATTCATTTGACCCAAGTAATTTTTTAAAGACAAGAACATTTGGATTGGCTCCAAGTAATACTACATTGACTGTAACTTATACTTATGGTGGTTCAGTTAAAGATAATGCACTTTCTGGTACAATTACAAATCTTGATAATGTTAGTTGGACATTCGATGATACAGGATTAGATAGTGCAAAAGTAAGTGATATGAAATCAAGTTTAATTGTTACTAATGAGGGCCCAGCAACTGGAGGTTCTGGTGGTGAATCAAACGAAGAAGTTAGACAAAATGCATTAGCATATTTTAATTCTCAAAATAGAGCAGTTACTAAAGAAGATTATATTATTAGAGTTTATTCATTACCACAAAAGTATGGTAATATTGCTAAATGTTTTATTGTACAAGATGAACAATTAGAAGCAAATACTAAAGAGATAGTTAAGAATGGTAAGATTGTAAAAAATACAGCTATAAGTACTTTACCTAATCCATTGGCATTAAACTTTTATGTATTGGGTTATGATGCTAATCAACATTTAGTAGCATTAAATCAAGCAGTTAAACAAAATTTAAAAACTTATTTATCACAATATAGAATTTTAACAGATGCAATTAATATTAAAGATGCTTATACTGTAAATATTAGTTGTAGATTTTCAATTATTACTCAACGAGGATATAATAAAAATGAAGTATTGTTAAAGGCAATAGAATCAGTTAAGAAATATTTTGATATTAAGAAATGGCAAATTGGACAACCAATTATACTGAGTGATATTGCTTATGCAATTTCATTAGTTGATGGTGTGGCAAGTATAGTTCCACCAGGAGATGATAATCCACAAAAACAAATGGTAGTTATTGAGAATGAATGGCAAACAGAAAGTGGATATAGTGGCCATGTATATGATTTACAATCAGCAACAAAAGATGGTGTAATATATCCATCATTAGACCCTTGTATCTTCGAATTAAAATTTCCGAATACAGATATTCAGGGTAGAGTAGTAGGAGATGTATAATGTATTATTTTGAATATCCTATAGTAGACTCAACAATTTATGAAGGTAATATAAGTTCTTCTATTAATACAGGAATTGATCAAATATTAGAAGTTAGAAAGGAAGTTAATTCAACAGGAACTACAGTTGGAGTATCACGAATCTTGATGAAGTTTGATTATGGATACATTTCATCTTCTGTACAGAGTGGAGTGATTCCAAGTGATGCAAAATTTTATATAAATCTTTATGATGCGGCTTCAAGTGAATTAGCAGTAGAACAATCTTTACATTCATATATTGTTAGTGGAAGTTGGACAGGTGGAACTGGATATTATAGTAGAGACCCAGTATTGAGTGATGGAGCAAGTTGGAAGTATCGTGATAATGATACAACAAAAACTGAATGGGTTAGTGGTAGTACTACACAAGGTGGAACTTGGTTCACATCAAGTATCAGTAGTCAGTATGAAGTTAGTTCTTCACAAAATTTAGTATATGAAACTACAGACATTCGTATGGATGTAAGTGATTTAGTTAAGAATCATATCTATTCAAGTTCAGTATTTCCAAATAATGGATTTATTATTAAGAGGGAAAATGTAGCAACATCACAAAGTATGTATTCTATATTTGATCCAACAACCGCAACTGGTTCGGCTGAAGGTGATGCTACACACTATGGACATTTAAAATTTTTCTCACGAGAAACAAATACAATATTTCCACCAAAGTTAGAAGTTGAGTGGGATGATAGTTCTTGGAGTACAGGAAGTTTAAGTGAATTGGGTTCAACCGATTTAGATAATTTAACTGTTTATTTTAAAAATCTTAAACCAGAATATAAAGAAAAATCAAAAGTAAAATTCAGATTAGTAGGTAGAGAATTATATCCAACAAGAGGATTTGATACAACACCTGCAGCTTTAACTGTAAAATTTTTACCAAGTGGTAGTCAATCACTTGGACATGGAACTTACTATTCAGTAAAGGATTCATTAACTGATGATGTGATAGTTCCATTTGGAACAGGTTCAATAGTTAGTTGTGATTCACAAGGTAATTATTTTAATATTTGGATGGACGGGTTTCAGTCAGAAAGACATTACAAGTTCGAAATTAAAGTAGTAAGTGGGAGTGGATCAGATGAATCTTCAATAGTATATGATGATGGTTATGAATTTAAAGTGGTGAGATAAAATGCCTTATAGATATAGTAAAGCTAGAACTTCCGATTATTATAAAAATGTACAAGATGCAGATGAACAAAAACTTTTAAAATCTTTAGAAGAAGAAAAGAAAAGAGCTGCCATATCTGGTTCAGCACTTGACGCGACAGACCCATTACGAGATGAGAATGGATATTTGTTATCATACGAAGACCCTAAAAATCCAGGTAGTTCAATGGAAAAAGAACATCAATATGTTAGACTTCCAGTAGTACAAAAATCTTCTAATAAAGAAACATTTATAAAGTTTTTTGGTCCTGAAGAATTGGGTGGAAATGGTGCATCAATGTTCAATGAGTTACTTAGTGAAATACCACCTGAAGAACCAGAAGTAACACCTCCTGAACTTGAAGGTATGAGAATAGAATTACAATCCAAGATAGATGCTCAAGATGAATTAAATACAACCTTAAACGAAACTATAAATGAATTACAAGTAGAACTTGAAAAAGTAGCAACAGAGGGTGATTAATGTTACAATATGGATTAAATCAAAAAGATAAAGAACAATTAGAACTTCCTGGATTTCTGCCTTCTGGATTTGGTAGACGAGGTGAAGATTATATTCATATCTATGTTTATCAATCAGACGACTTAACTACTGATGAAAACGATGTATTAGTTGGTGATGAAATATTTCCTGCAGGAGATATATTTCCAGATGATAGAAAAGTTGATTTAGATATTGGTGGCCACCTACGAGAAATGGGTTTCACAGAAGGTACTTATAAAGTTAAGTATTTATTTTTAAAAAGACTTGCTGGTAAACAACAAACTGTATTTGTAAATGAGTTTGGTGAGGTTCATGTTGGTAAAGTTCAAACAAAAGTTATTAATGGTAAAACTAAATATTTTTCAACTAAAAAATTTGGTAAAAGACAATCAAGACAAGAATTAAAAGAAATATTTGCAAAAGAATTAAAATATGTTGTAAAGAAAATATCAGCCGATAAATCAGAAGTTGAAGTAGATACTCAAAATATTCAAAATTCACTTTATAGAAAAAGAATAAAAGAAATAAATTCATGGATGACTTATACACCACTTACAAATTCTACTTCAGGTAAAATAAGATTTGATTTAACAGACCCTAATATTTTGATATTAACACCACATGATAAAGAACCAGGTTTTAGTGATGCAATGGTTGGTGGACAAATAACAATTAAAGGTATGTATAGTGTTACTGGACAACAGATTTTAGAAAATATTGTACCTGTAGAACTTCCACCAATTTTTACCCCAGAAGATTTGTCAAATATAGATATTTTTGCTGGTGTAACTACAGGAGAAGAACAACCATCTGTAGATGAACAGATTCAAGAAAGAGCTGCAGATGAAGAAGAACGAGGTATGGAAAAATACGATAGATTTTCAGGTGTTTGTTTTACAGGAGATACAAAAGTAAAATTAAGTAATGGTAGACAAGTTCCAATAAAATATCTAAGACAAGGAATGAAAGTCAAAACAGAAATTGGTTATGCAAAAATATTAAAATTAATTAAAGATGAAAGACCATACGGTGATACACTTTCTAAATTTAAGAATCTAATAACTACAGATAACCATCCAATGAAGTATCGTGGTAAATGGTATAAGGCTCATGAGATTGGTAAGTTGTTTGAATCTAAACCACTTAATGTTTATAATTTAATTCTTGATAAACACCACACAATAGTTGCAAACAATGTTGTTTGTGCTACTCTTGGTAAGTGGGAATCAATGAAGAAGTTTGAAATGTGGAGAGAAAAACAAATCACTATGTTGAGAACCTTTGATGAGGAAGACGATAATTTAGGTCGCGATGATGAGGGAATGACTTATAGTACACCATATATTGCTAATAATGAAGTTGTAGTTAATGACCCACCACCAAGTGTAACTCCAGAAAATATTAGAACGACAATAGCAGTGAGTCAGGCAGCTCCTGAAGTACCATCTGTTCCAATACCAGAACCAACAATTGAAATACCAATTGATTATGTTGGAACAATTGTTGAGGTGTTGGATAATAATAGAATTAGAGTTGATACATCATATGAAGAGGGTGCAAATAAATTTGAACATAGTGGTGAAGATAACTCAAAATCAATATTTGATGAGTGTTTTGTTAAATTTAAAAAAGGACAAATTGAACGATTAAATACTTATATGGTTTGTAATGGAAATTATCATTTAGTACTTAATTATTTAAAAAATCCATATGGACAAGAGACTTCAAGATTAGTAAAGTTGTATGATAAAGTAACTGATGAAACGGAAGAAATGGATTTATGTTATTTCGTAGAAGAGAAAATGGAGCCATACGAAGATACCATTACCTTAGTTCCATTTAATGAGGAAGACCCTGAGATATTATTTTTAAGATTACCAGATTTTAATTCAACTAATAATCCTATAAATTTTAGAGGAACAAAATTTAATAATTATACTCAATTGATAGGTACTGATTCAGGTGTACAAGAAGATATTCAAAACAAATTAGTTTCTCAAAGTTTACTTGATACTCAAGTTAATGTTGATTATTCTAAAAGAAAAGATGTATTTGGAAAAGATATTTCAGATTATGGGTTTAGTAATTTTGCACACTTCAGTAGTGCTGAAAAAAGAATTGATAATTTTAAAAAGAAATTAGAGTTAATTGAATTATATACTTCATCAAGTTTATCGTTTGGGAATGTAACGGGTTCAGAGAAAACAGTTGGAGCATTTAATGCTAAAAAACGAAGAGTAATAAATAGTTTTGATCCTTATGAACATTATTTATATTTTGAAAGTTCATCATATGCCACAAGTTCAGTTGGAGAATTTTATTCTGCTAGTTGGCCAAAAGAAAATTCAACTTCACCATATACATTAGTTCATACTTCAGGTTCAGCAGCAACAGATTGGTATAGTACATTTGGTGGGTATGCAAAAAATTATGATGAAAGAAATGGAAATAGATTAGTAAATAATTTACCACTTCATATAACAACCGATACTGAAAATAATGTATTCTTAGATTTTATGGATATGATAGGACAACAATTTGATGAGATATTTGTTTACTTGAGACACTTTACAGATATGAATGAAAGAACGAATAAATTATCAGAGGGTATTTCAAAAGATATTGTAAGAGAAGTTGCAAAAACTATGGGATTTAGTGTAGTTCAGGGTAATGATTTAATGATACTACCAAATTATTTGTTGGGTAAAAACCCAGATGGTACTTCAAAGTATGAATCACCACAAGAACAAGTAACCGAAGAAATATGGAAAAGAATTTTAGCAAATATGCCGTACTTTATGAAAACAAAAGGTACTATGAGAGCAATGAAAGGATTGTTAAATTGTTATGGTATTCCAAGTTCAATATTAAGAATTAGAGAATATGGTGGTCCTGATAAAGGAACGAGAGTTACACATGAGGTAAAGAGAAAGTTTACATATGCATTAGATTTCAAATCTTCAGAGTATGTTGATGTGGAATGGAAAGATGATGGAACGAGTGGAATAAAACCTGAAACAGTAGAACTTAGATTTAGAAGTCCAAAATCAAAAGACCAAGTTATATTGAATCAAGGAACTAATTGGGCAATATCATTACAAGACAATGGAGCAACTGATGATTATGGATATTTAGAATTTGCTATTAGTGGTAGTTCTCTTGAATTTGTTACTTCATCTTTATTACCAGTTTATAATGATGAGATGTGGAGTGTTATGTTGACGAGAAAATCAGCAAGTGGAGCTGACTTGACTGCAGATACAACTTCACAAAATATAAAATATGAATTAACAACAAAACAATATGATTCAAGTAGGGAAGTAGTTTTATTTAAAGATAGTCAAAGTTTTTCAACAAATACTGCAGCTACAAATGCTAAATTTTCTGCAGATGGTACATTAAGTATTGGTGGAAGTGGAACTGGTTTTTATGCAACACAACTTAGTGGTTCTGTAATGGAGTTTAGATTATGGAGTGAACCATTATCACAAAGTGTATTTGAGAATCATGTAAAGGCACCAAAGTCATATAATGGAAATACTACTGAATCTTTCTTTGATAATTTGATACATAGAACACAATTGAATGATAATGTAACTTTACATTCGACTTCAAGTTTTACTGATAATAGTTTTTCACAAACATATAATGCAACTGGTAGTGCTAAGGGTTTTAGTGGAAATCAATTTAGAAGTCTTGTAGATAAAGAAGAATTAAGAGTTCCAAATCTCGGTCCGAGTAGAAGAAATGCAACCAAGATAAGATTAGAGGGAACAAGTTTAAACGGCCCACTATCATCTAATATTAGGAGAGAACAATCTTCACAAGATTTTGCACCAATAGATAGTAATAAACTTGGTGTTTACTTTTCACCGACTGATGTGGTGAATGAAGATATAATGTATTCCATAGCGGATTTTGATTTTAATGATTTGGTTGGAGACCCACGAGATGTTTATGAAGATAGTTATCGTGGATTAGAACATACGCAAAGAAAGTATTGGAAAAAATATTCAAAAACAAATAGTTTTTGGGATTATTTAAGAATTATAGATTTTTATGATAGTGGTATTTGGACTCAACTTAGAAAACTATCACCTGCAAGAGCAAACACAACTCTTGGTGTATTGATTGAACCAAATATTTTAGAAAGAAGTAAAGCGGTTGTTGGTAAAATTCCAGAATTTGATAATCAATATTTTGAGAATGCAGACCATTTTGGTTATGGAATAAATATGACTAATTTTATAAGTGGTTCTGATGATAGGTTGATAGTTATTACTGGGGAATATCCAAACTATGAGGGAGTTCTAAATGTACATAATAATGAATCAGGTTCACTTGGAACATTAGCATTACCATCATTAGTTAGATTGGGAGAGATAGACCCACGAACTGAATTTGGTGCCACATATGCAACAGCAAGTACTTCACAAGGAGCTGTATCCAGAGTATTTACTGAAGCAGTACAACCATTTATTAGTTCTTCAAGGATATCAGAACACAATGAAATAAGATACAAGAATTATGCGAGTTCACAAGATGCTTATACCGATACACCACTTAGTTCATCATTTGAACCAGCGGAATACCAGAGTATGGCATATGACTCAAAGCTTTTTAGACTTTTTTATAAAGGTCAATTATTAACAAAGAAAAATACAATTGATGGAAAAGAACCTGTCGAGATAACTATAACATCACCAACTAAACTTGTAACTCAAGAACCTGGTGATTCTAAACTTAAAGTTGAATAAAAAATGAGTAAGTATATATTTATCTATGAGGTTTTCCATCTCAAATACAATTCAATTAGGAGTATTTAAATGAATAAAAAATCAGTCGTTTGGACATCCCCAAGACGCGTAAAAATGGGATTTCTAAACAATACAAGTGTAACCGTTGATGCTATTCTTACCAAGAAAGGTCGAGAATTATTGGCAAGGGGGCAAGACGAGTTCAAAATCACAAAATTTGCATTAGCAGATGATGAGATTGATTATAGTTTATGGGATACAGCACATCCAAATGGTTCAAACTATTATGGTGCTGTTATCGAAAATATGCCATTGTTGGAAGCCTTTGTAGATGAAAACCAAGTTATGAGATATAAGTTAGTATCCTTACCTAAGAATACTGCTAAATTACCTATACTTGAAATTCCATCACCAACATTGACTTTCAATGGTCCTGGCATTACACAAACTATATCACCAAATACGCGAAACGGTAGTGATAATGAAAGTGGATATAACTTCATCTTACATGATGCTGTTATAGCTAATTTGACACCAGTAATCGTTGCTTCGAAGAAGAAAAGAAGTAAAAGAAAGCGTGGTATTTTAGGAAGAGGAATGAAAGGTAGAATGGGTAGAATGGGTGGCTTAGGTGCATTTAGTGCTGAGGCTGCAGGAAAATTCTTACCAGGTGGACTACTCGAACCAGACTTTCTAGCAGATATTGAAAGAGATATCGCTGACCTACAAGTGAATACAGGTGCAACTACTCCAGTATTCTTAAACGAGGAAGAAAGAAAGAGTTCAATAACAATTACAGGAAAATCTGTTAATGTTGTTTCTCGTTCTGTAACTACAGACACTTCAACAAATGTAACCGTGATTGGTTTAGATACAGGGGCAACATATAATGTTGCAGTTACTGTTAAAGCCGATCCAAGTAAATTATAAGGAGTGAATGATGTCAGTATTTACAAGATTCGATTTTGAAAATGATGTAGTTGAAAACCAACGAACTAAAGTATCAAGTGGTATTTTTAGTGGTGGAAGTGGAACATTAGCCACATTCTACACTGCTTCAGCAGTGGGTGATGTTAGTGGTTCTTATTATGCAATATATAATAAAGTAACTTCTGATGCAACATCTGAAATCCAATTTGATATTGGATATGCAAATCATGGTGGTAGTGGAAGTGCTGGAAACACAACTAAATTAACAAGTGGTGGAAGACAGACTGCTGGAATGTATAGACAATTCAGAAATGTTTTGTTATCACCAAACACCGAGAAATTTACATTCACAAGTGCACCAAGTGCATCGAATGATTTCTATTTTGTTTCATTCAACAGAGCTCGTATGAGAGAAAAGATTGACCCAGGTAATTGGGAAATTCATATGGGTAGTGGAGCAGCTAAAAGAAAGTTCATTGATGATAGTGGAGCAACTAATAATCCAACTGTTAATGAGGGTGGACGAGTATATAATGTAGTGAGTGGTTCATTAGAAACTGGAACTGGAGTAATTAAAACCGCAGCAGCATCTGAAACAGGTGGGGCAATTGGTTCATTCTATCCAGATTTAGGAATTATACTATTTAATGCCGCATCATTAGATACTAAAGTATCTATGGGAACAGTAAGAGCTTCAGACACATTTAATGATAATGGTAAGAAGTTTTTTCAAAAGTTAGCAGATGGTGGTAAAGTTCAAGTTCGTAGAGAAGAAGAAATAACTTCAACAAACTTTTTCTGTAGAGTGAATAATAAAAAATACAACTTTAGTGCTAATCCAACTTTCTTTACAGGTTCTGATGGAGCATTAGTACAACAAACATTCTTCAAAGACCCTAAAGTTTATATTACAACTGTAGGTTTGTACAATGATGATAATGAGTTGTTGGCTGTCGCTAAACTAAGTAAACCTATTTTGAAATCATACTCAAGGGAAGCTATTATAAAAGTAAAACTTGACTTCTAAGGGAAACTGTAATGTTAAAAAACATTGACCCATCGAACAAGTCAATTAAACCTTTTAAGGCATATAAGTCATTTACACTATCTAATAATGATAGTGGGAGTGGACACTTTGTTTTAAAAGCAGTTAGTGGTTCTACATATAATTTCATAACAGGTTCAGCATCTTCACAGAGTTTTGGTAGCTATGTTCCTTCTGCAAGTGCATTTGAATATGGTACATTTTATGACTTACCTAATTGGCATACAATAAACCAACTCTATTACAAAAGAAGTTCTGATCCATATGGAAACTATGGAAGAAATAATCCTAAGAAGATTAATCGAGAACTAAATGGTACAGCAAGAATCTTTTCTGTACCAAGACAAATGTTCGGTGAAGAAATAAAACCAGAAAGTATAAAACTATCAGTAACTACGGGTGGACAGACTTTTGACATTCGTGATGATGGAGATGGTAATTTATATGATTATGCACATTCTGCTAGTTTTGCAGCATTCAAGTCAAGTTCTTTTGACAGAACACAAGGTGTCCAATCAAATGGAAGTGGGAGTGAAGTAGGAAATGTTTTTTATGAACATGGACAAGTAATCGTAACAGATACAGGTTCATATTCAGATGCAGGAACTTCAACAGGACACACCTTAGAATATAAAGCAACTTCTACATTATACGAATATGAGTATGTTGTGGATGCTACACCAAGTGAATT